CGTCGATCTCTACTGGTGTCTGGTTGCTGAATCGGTTGTTCATATCTGGGTCTCCTTTTCCCTCGATATTTCTATCTTACCACATGTTATTGGGGTTTGTCAAGTACCCTCTCGGCGTGCCAGTCGAACGCAGCCTGCTGGCTGTCGAACCAAAGCGTGCAAACGTCACCAGGCAGTTCGGTCACCAGAAACCAGCGTCCACTGATCGGCTCTAGGTCGACGATGTCGCCGTTCACCAGGACACGCGGCAGGCGACGTGTGAATGTGTTGCTCATGTTGCTATCTCCTTTAGTAGTAAGTTGACTTGATCTGTTTGATCGGCGTGAGTCCTTGCTTGATGAGCGCGTCATAAGTGGCGCGTGCGCTCGACACCAGGCTCATACATTCCCAGCCGAGTTCACTGCCGAGACTACGGTAGTAATCGGCGTCGCTCAGCAGTTCTTCCGCTTGCGCATCTGTGAATGCGACGATGTAGTGCTTCTTGTTTTCGCGCACCAGCACGTCGTCGAGTTTGATGATCTCGTTATTTGCGTCACGCAGGCACTCGCGGCTGTCGTGATCTTCGATGAAACGCTTCGGAATCCGATACTGCTTTGTCATCACGCACCTGCCTTGGTGATCTGTTGCCAGACGTCGTCTGTCAGTGAGTTGATGATCGACTGCAGTCTGCTCTTCGCATCTCGCTGATACTCGAACACTTCAACGACTTCTTTCTTGTCCTCGTTCCAAATAATCCAGTCGAACTGTGGCGCGGTTGGCTTCTTGCAGATGCCGCTGCTGATCCACTTCTTGTGCATCGTTGCACACATTGGGTGTTCACAGTCGTAGTCGAGTTCGAGTTCACGCTTCTCGATGACGTAACGAGTCTGCTGGCTGATCTTTCGTGTGTTCATGTCCTTGTCCCCTTTGTCCATATATCTATCTTACCACATGAGATAGGGGTTTGTCAAGTACTATCGAGAAGCCCGTCCCGACGTACTCTCTGACATACTAGCCAACACCGACATCGACCTGACCATACCGACAGGGATACATAGCACACAGTCCAACCCGTCGTCGCTCGTCACCGACTGAGCCACCACCACATGGTCAGTTTTCACACCAGGAAGCAACAAACCAACAGTATGCACCACACACGGCTGATCGTCGATATCGCTCAACTCACACCAACCGTCGCTCTCAGTGTGCGCATCATGCCACACCACCAAAACCATCGACAGGTCATTCATCATCGTCGTCTCCACTCTCGCACGTGGTGATCCAACGCTGCTGTTTACAGTTGCACATCACCAGTTCTCTTTCTCACGATCCGCGCAAAACACAGGTGCTTGCAGTATGATACCGCGATGTGAAGTTACAACAGCGAGCGCCTGCTGCGGCTGCTCATGTTGGAAGTTGTTCACATACGCATATTCGTCGTAGCCCTTCATCGATCCGTTCACCACCAGCGAAGGCGACGGTAGATATTGATGCCAGTGACCGAGCCACAAAGTGTCGAACGACTGACCAGTAGCCAGATAGCGTTGCGCTTTACGTGCACGCAACCGCATGATAGGTGGGTAGATGCCGCCGATACCTGAACCACCATGAGCCTGATCACCATGAGTCAGTAGATGTCCACGTCCGTAGATCGTCACCAAACAGTCGCTCGACTCAGGTACTTGGAAAGTGACACGTTTATCTTTGACGAAGTGCCTCTCCAACATCTTCGCCAGCAACCAGTCGAAGTTGGTGCGTGCACGCAGTTTGGCACGTGGCTTGCGTGTCGTCCTACCGTGGTTACCTGCAACCGCGGCGATGTGCACATGTTTGAACTCAGTAGCCAACATATCGACAGCGGTAGCGATATGTTCAGCCCAGAACAGAAGCGAGCCGATCATCGTGTCCTCGTTTGTTTCGCTCAGTTCCTCATGGATATCACCAGAAAACAGGTCACCACCGAGAAACAACACCAAACCGTCATAACGCAACCCAGCCAGATGTGCACGTGCCATTTTTATCGTGTTCACCGTCCAGGCTCGCATTCGGATCTCGGCTATCGCTCGGTTGTAAGCGTTCAAACCGTCGACCTCTTCAGGTAACACCACCTCGTCGAGGTGCAGATCCGATAACATAGCCACCAAGGTCGCGGTTTGTGTTTTCTTCCTGTCACGTGGCAGCAACCAGTCTGGCGGCTGTAGATCTGACTGTTCGATACGTTGCACGACGTCGAGCGCTCGACGTAACGTGTCGACTTCCTCGTTACGTTTAGCCAGTTCAGTCAGCGCCGAGTCACGTTCACGTCGCAACCTGGTCTCGGCTGCGCCACGCTCGGCTACAATATCGTCATTCAGTGACATAGATCTGACTCCTGTAGGTCGATATGCCGCTCTCCGATATATCGAACCCGCGTCGCTTCATCACACGTACGATAACCACGTTAGATATCGATTTGTCGCGTAGCGCAGCGACGAAGTCCTCACGGTCTTGACCTTCGAGCGCTTCGATGATGCGATCGATTTTCGTACCGCGCTTGTAGCGCGGCTGTTCAGCCGTGATCTCGTCGATCAGCCTCGTCGACGTGGCTGGCGTATCGTTCAACTTTGCTGTCGATTCGTTCGACTTTGGCATCGAGTCTCTCCACTTTCTCGTCTATCCTGGTTACTTGAGCGCCAACCCTCCGAAGCGTATCCATGACTGCTCGGTGGTCGTCGCTATTTTCTTTCCTTGACCGCTGTACCAACGCCACGATAACAGCACCGACTGCGGCTATCGTAGCGACCAGTGCTTCCACTACGCACCAAATACCTGTTTGAATGCCGCGTGTACGGCTTGTGGGTTGTCTGCCATCGCTGGCGAGATCTCAACGTGGATCCAGTCTCCACCTGGCGCGCCGCTCACGGTGTGTTTCGTGTACCTCTGCCACGCGGCTCGGTCACAGCGCCATGCACGTCCGTGTGGCTCAGGGAAGTAGTCGATCACCATCTCAACGCCGAGCACGTCAGCGTTCTGCGTCAATATCTTACACCACTCGGCTGCGTGTTTCCTGCCGTCTGGTTTACCTTTGCTACCGAGTTGACGATACGATAGGTCTACGGCTCGACCTGTGGCGTGTACGCTGAGCGACTCTTTACCGCGCATATTGCGTACGACGAAGTCGCCGTTGTTCCACAACGCCCGATCAGACAGAAGCAGTACACAGTCGATAAATGTCTTTGTCCCTGCACGTAGCCGTGCTGCTGCACCGTCGCTGTTACCAGTGTAGCGACGGTTCGCCATTAGCGCTTCTTTGTCGTTTTGTTGACGGCTGCACCGCCGAATGCGTCGTTGATCTCTTTGGCGCTGAGGTTGCCGTCGAGCGATGCACGTGCTAGACGTTCGATGACTGCGGCGACTGAGGCGAAACCTGCGAGCGCTGCCGCCTTCCACAACGGGATATCACCCAGGAAAGATGCACCTGTGATGATACCGAGCGCGCTGGTGAGGAATAGCGCGATGATCCGCTGACCGATTTCAGTTAGTTTCTTCATCGCTGTCACCTTCCGTCAACTGTGTCAACATCCAGTGTAACACTATCGTGATAACAGCGACTGTCAAGGTCAACCACATCGTGATGCCGTCTAACGTCAACACGATGAACACGACACCTGCCCACGTCCAAGCGTTGTCGCGCAGATATTCGTACACGTTCATCGTTGTCGCAGTCTACTGCCGATCACAAGCAGCGTGGTCGCAATAACGGTGAACGTCTCTCGTTGTTCGTCGCTGATACGCGACTTGTCGTTCCAGTCAGCCTTACATAGATATGCCCATTCCCATGGTGGTTGTGTTGCGACTTCACGACACTCTAATGCTACGTCTGTGTAACTGGTGAGCGCTGTCCAGAGAGACAGCGCTACGTTCACGTAGTGGCTGCGTCTTCCTGCACGGTGAAGTTGAAGTTCAGCACCAAACGTACTTTACTTTTCTGTGGTAGCAGCGCTGTGTGGTAGATGTCGCCATCGAATACGATGCCGCTGTTCGGGATCGGTGTTATCCTGTGTGATTCTGTCATGGTCGATACGTCAGGTATCGCTTCACCGTTGAATCGGTCTTTATAAAATACAGTTTCGCCGTCTGTGCCGAGTACGTAGACGATCGCTGTCTTGTACTTGAAACCGTCAGCGCAAAAGTTCGGTATGTCGACGTGTGGAAATCCGTTGTGTTGTTCTGTGCTTGGCAGTGACATGAACGCTCGCACTCGATACAGTTCTTTCAACGTGTAACCGCACCGTTCAAGCAAAGCCCACAGATAAGGCATGACCAGATTCAGCCCGTCGCTGTGTTGCTGGTTGTTGTCATAGAAGCGATGCGAGAATCCGCTGGTGCTTAGCATCGTGTCGTATCTATCAGTGAGGCTGCCGTTGTGGATGTTCGCACCGAAGTAATAAGGAAAGTTCGCGCCGATCATCACCTGCGTTATGTGCTGCACGTGTTGTGCAGGCAGTAGGTCAGATTTCAGACTCGTCTGGTATGACTTTGAAGATGTCGAGTAGTGCGTCATAGTAGTATCCTGTCCCTGCGTATGTCCCTCTGAATGAGCCTGAATAACTTGTCTGCAACCACAAACCTTCAAGCCCCAGGCTTGCGATGTACGCTTGTCCTATCGGTTCCGATTCTGGGAAGATCCCACCACCGCAGTCTTCGTTGCTGATGACGATGATCTGGTCGACGGTGTTGAATTGGTTGATGTGTGCGAAGTGTGCCATGTTACGCCACCGTTAGAGTGCTTGTTGATGTGAATGTGTGAACGGTATACGAGCCTGCTGTGGTTTTCGTACCGCCAGTGATAGAGTTGAGTCCTGCACCGCTGGCGGCAGACGTCAAATATCTAACGACTACGATGCCGCTACCGCCGTTGCCGCCGTTGCCTGTACCTGTACGACCACCACCACCGCCACCTGTGTTCGCTGTGCCTGCGATCGCTGTCGTGTTGCCGACACCTGCAGCGCCTCCACCTTGACCGCCAGTGCCGTTATTCAAACCGTCTTGTGATCCACCACCGCCGCCACCGCCGTAGTATTGGTTGCTACCAGTTTGGTAGGCGTTTTGGATTCCATCACCAGCGTTAGCGCCGTCTGTGCCACCTGAGCCAGCAGCCTGACCAGCACCGCCGCCGCCGCCATGTTTATCACCTGCGCCGACGTTGCCTGCTGAACCAGCGAAACCTTCGACAGGTGTATAGCCGCCTGCGTTACCTGCGCCGCCTGCGCTCACTGTGCCGCCGTTGAAGTTGCCGCCACCGCCTGAGCCACCTGCGTAACCAGGGACTGCGTAGCCGCCTGAGTTGGTTGATGTGAAAGATCCGCCGCCGCCGCCGCCTGTCGCGGTTAGGTTTTTGAAGAATGAAGGCTGTCCGTTGCCGCTTTCTCGTGCGATTTGTCCTTCGTTTTGTGCTTGTGTGGTGTTGGCTCGTTGACCTGCACCACCAGCGCCGATGGTTACCAGGTACGTGCCGAGACCGAGAGTTTCACCAGTCACCGTGCGTACACCGCCAGCGCCACCACCACCAGCCGCGCCACCACCACCACCAGAAACAAGTAAGTAATCGATGGTGATCGCTGCTGATACGTTCACTATGCTGGTGGTCTGCGATGAGACATAGCCCATGTATGAACGAGTCACTCTGCTACCTCACTTGACGACGAAACAAACTGCGACCCATTCCAGATGTCACCGATACCAGCAAACTTCCCACGGTCCGCACCCTCAACAGGGTTGCCGTTGTACGACGTTTGCACCCACTCGCCAGCAAGACCGATGCTTGCGATGAACGCTTTGCCTGCGGCTTCTGTTGGGGCGTCACCGTTGCCGACGACGATCACCTCACGCACGACACCGTTCTCGATCTTTGCGAAGTGTGCCATTACGCCACCACCAATGTTCCTGTTGATGTCCACTTGTACCAAGTGTAAGAACCGTCAGTACCGTTTGTCGTCGTACCTGTCGTTGAGAAAGTAAGACCTGCGCCTGTTGCGTCAGCAGTCAGCCAACGCACGATGACAACACCGCTACCACCGTTGCCGCCAGTGCGACCACCGCCACCACCGCCACCAGTGTTCGCTGTGCCTGCTGTAGCAGTTCCCGTTTGCGCGCCTGCACCGCCACCACCAGTTCCGCCAGCGCCAGCCGCCGTTGTAGCGCCGCTACCGCCGCCGCCGCCGCCGCCCGCATAGGTTGTTGATGTGCCGTCGTAAGCATTAGTTGACCCTGCGCCACCTGCGCCGCCAGTTGTGGTGTTTGGTGCTGCTTGACCTGCTGCGCCTGCACCGCCACCGCCGCCGCCGCTTCTTCCGTCTCCACCAGCACCACCGCCGCCGTTGTTGCCTTCACCTGAAATCCCTGTACCGCCTACAGTGCCGTCACCACCACCACCACCAGAACCGCCATTACTGCCGTTTCCGCTTTGGCTTTCGCCACGAGAGCCACCGCCACCGCCACCAGTAGCACTGTTTATGAAAGAAGATTGACTCCCCATGTTGCCCTGGCTGCCACCAGTGCCAGTGCCACCGCCGCCTACTTTTACGGTGTAAGTAGTTTTACCAATAATCCCAGTACCAGTTACAAAACCACCAGCACCTCCACCACCAGAACCACCAACACCGAGACTGATATTGCCGCCCCCGCCACCGCCGCCAGCAACCAACAGATACTCAACACTCAACGTCTGCGAAGTCGGCACAACCTGCGACGACTGCGATGACACATACCCGAGTTGGCGGCGAGCCGTAGCCACGTGTTACGCTTCGATTCTGTTCACAAAACCGTGAACCACAAGCACGTTAGTCGTACCAGCGAATGCACGCACCACCAAAGGCGTAGCGTTACCTTTCAAAACTAGACCAGGGATAACAGTAACGAGACCAGCCTCAGGCAACACAGTAAGTTCGATGTTGCCGTTCGGCGCTGTGGTCGTTCCCCACTCGACAGTCAACTTCACGCTCGACGCAGAAGTGTTGACTGCATAGAGCCAGATCTCGTCGTACGTGGTTGCTGTTGCGCTCGCTGTGTGAACCGTTGTACCAGATGACGCGGTAGCAGCAACGAGAATGCCTTGTCCGTCTGTCGATCCGCTGAGTACGATTTTGCTGTAAGTAGCCATGTTGCCTTTCTAACTGAACACTTGCACTTGAAGAACATCAGCACCACCAGCGATAGCAACCCACTGCGTGCCGTCGTACACCTGAACGCTGTTCGTGTCCATAAGATATGACATCATACCTTCGGCGAGCACAGGCTCGCCCACACCGCCAAACGCTGCTGTGCGTGCCGCTTCGTTGGCGAAACGCATAACAGCCTGATCCATGAGATACGTGTTGACTTGCGCAGCAGTGAGGATATCACCACTGGCAAACAACTTAGCGCCTGCACCTGCCATGCGACCAGTTTACCTTACGGCAGCGCGTTATCGGCGTCAAGCACACCGTAAACGACATCGTCGAGAATGAACTGGTAGACGATGTTGGCGAACCGCAGACCGAACTCGACCACGTGAGTACCTGCGGTGATGTTGTGGTTGATCCGCTCAACCAGGTAAGGCTGAGTGACCGATGCAGGTGTACCAGTTGAGTAGGTACGTGTGACGTTGATAGGTGTACCGATCTCGATGCTGTTGACCACGTCGCGATCGACGTTATCTAAACCAGTGAGGTTGATGCGCATGTTGTCGAATCGGTACTGCGGTTGACCGAACTGAGCCAACAGGCTGTCGGCTAAGTCTAACGCTTGACCGTCAGTTGAGAACAGCGCGTTATCGAGTGCGTAGGTCGACACACCGAACTCAGTCTGGCTAGCGTTGTTGTCGGCTGCTTGCAGCGCGCCGCCTTCACGTGTCACCTGGATACGGTTGTAGAGAAACTCCTGTCCGTACATGACGTCGAGCGACTGATATGGGATGCCGATACCGTCATCGGTGAATGAAGCGATAACCGCAGGTGCGAAGGTGTAGTCGGTGCGATCTGTGAAAGTGAGATCGCCGTCAGCCGCGACGAAAAACAAACCACGCTCGGCTTCAGCACACTGCTGCAAGTACGACAGTGCGTTGGTGTTCGCATCTACTTGGTATGCACCGAACGTTGCTGTGCCTGTGGCGATGTTGCGCGAGGTCGCTGGATAGTTGATCTCTGGTAGGTCGAGGATCGACTCTACACGTGCACCGCTCAACTCGACGCTAGGTGTGAACGCTGCAGCAGTGAACGTGCTGCCGAGCAGAACGAAGTCGTCTGCTGCGGTGATCACCACGGTGCTGAGGTTGTTGAAATCGTACTGTAGGTCGATGTCTGCGATACGACCTACGAACACGTCGATACCGTTCAACTTGACTGTCACTTTACGGCGTGGTGTCACACCGCTACGTTCGCTGATCGGATCCCAGTACGGTGAGTCTTCGTTGATCGGATCGAACCGTCGATCGTTGTTGTTCAACGTAACGGTGCAACGTCCAGCAGGGAAAGTGTCTAGTTGTGATGATCTGCCACGTGCGACGCTCAACACTTGTACGTACGGTGCGACGTCGTCACCGAGCAACGTACCGTCTAGATAGTCGTCATCTAAAACTCCGAGTGTAGGCGAGTCGAGCGTAAACGGGTTGACTGGGAAGCCCAGTTCCATGAGTACGGCGACTTCTTCGCCAGATCGAAGTACGGTAGCCATCAGATAGCGATAGCGTACTGAGCCGTGACTGGTATGTAGCCGTTGCTACGTTCGTAGTCGCGCAACGAGTCGACGATCACCTGGGCGATCTCACGTGAATCAGCACCCATACCAGCGTTGATAGTGTTCTGAATCGTCACACCACCAAAGAAATCAGGCACAGTAGGTAGCGGCGCTTGTGGCGATGTGATCGCCGCTGGCAAACTTCTAGCGAAAGCACCAGTGGCACGCGATACGATGCGACCACCGACATCGCTGCCGACCTCGGCGAGTTTCTCTTTCGCTTCACGTAGCGCGTTGGTCGCTTCCCACTCACGCCACAACTGATCGGTGACTTTCTCGCTCGCGTCACGTTCAGCGTCTTGCGCGTCGCGCAGATCTTTCAACGCTTCTTGGTACGCTTCGCTTCCCTCTTTCGCACCTTCGACGATCTCCAGGTAGTAAGCCTGAGCGACGGTTTGTTCCAGTGTCGCGTCGCGTACGGCGTCGGTTGCGTCCTGTACGGCGTATTTCGCACGTTCCAGTTCACGTTCTGCCTCGGCAAGTTCCTCAGGTGAAGCAGCCAACTCACGCAACTTACGCAGGTCGTCTTCAGCGTCACGTTGCGCGATAGTGGAATCGGTGACCGACAGTTTCGCCTCGGCGAGCGAGATCTCCGCACGACGAATATCGACCGCATTCGATTCTGGGTCGAGCCGCACCTTAGCAAGTTCGGCTTCAGCCTCAGCAACACGAAACACAGCCTCTTCGCTGGCGTACTTACTGCGCTCGACTTTACGTTCAGCGCCAGCAACATCGGCTGGGTCGGCAGCCAGATTGCGTAGATCGGCGAGTTTCTTCTCAGCAGCAGCCAAACTGCGCACAGAATCCTGCTGCGAGAGGTTGGCGTCGCGGATCCGTTTCGCTGCGTCGGTAACTCGGCGCATCGCGTCGATCGCTTCCTTGCTGTCTGCACCGTAGCCGCGTGTCACCTGGTTGAACTTGGTCTGCGCGTCGGTTACACGTTGCGTCGCCTTGGTCAGATCTTCACGTGCTTTGGCGATCTCTTTGCCGCTGCCGACCAAAGAACGCTCTGCGTCAAACACACCTTTCAACGCGTCGGTGTACTCTTTCATTTTCTGCTTGGCGGTTTTCACCGTTTTAGCGACTCCACCGCCGAAACCTTCCTCTTCACCACCGCCACCAGCGCCACCACCAGTGCCTGCACTCTCCAGGCGACGTTCAGTGTTCTTAGCGTCTTGGATCGCTTGAGCGACGTCGTTTACTTTTTTGACGGTTTTGGCGGCTGCGTTAGAGATACGACCGAACGCAACCTCACCGATCTCACCGAGTTTAGGCATGTCAATGCCAACAGCACGGAATGCACCGCCGACGAAGTTGATCACTTTGATCACCGCATTGATAGAGCGAATGAAAGTGTTCACAAACATCTCTAGCGCCGCGATAATAGCGTTGATCACCGTGTTCACGACTTTGCGGAAGCCTTCAAAACGGACATAGGCAGCCGCCACAGCAACACCGAACGCGATAATCGCAGCAACCGCGATACCTATCGGGTTAGAGAACAGCGCGACGTTGAACAAGTTCTGTGAGATCGCAGCAGCGATAGCGATCAGACGAAACGCAGCAAACGCAGCAGTCAACGCGATGATGAAGTTGACAACTTTACCACCTCGCTGAATGACGTCGTCGAGTTTGCCAGCCAGAAACGCGATGCCACCACCGAAGCCTTGCTCACCGAAAACACGACCTGCTTCAGTGGCGAACGGTACGACTTTCTGCACCATGAAGTTAGCGAAACGTTCGACCACAGGTAGCAGTAACGTGCCGATCTCGTCACGTACGTGACCGAACGCAGCCTGAATACGGAAAGTGTCAGTGGTGGTAGCAGCAGCAGTGCCACCTACCTGCGTTTCGATCGCTTTCAACAACGTGTCTTGCGCTTTCAGCATCTGATTCGACTCTACGAGCGCTTTGATCTTCGCCTTCTCGGAATCGGTGAAAGTAACACCAGAACGTGCCAACGCGGTGATACCTTTGATCGGATCTTGTAACGCTTTACCGAGTTGCACCGCGTTCTGCTCTGCAGCGCCGAAACCAGCAGCAGCCAAATCGACAGCCGCAACAGTGGCACGGTCGAATGCACCACCGACTTCGTTCGCTGTTTTCGCGATGTTGGCGAAAGTGAGCAGTTTCGCCTGCGTCATCTTTATCGTTTCAGCAGTGACACCAAGTTCATACTCTTGCGCGTCGGCGAGTTTCTGCAGCCGCTGTGCTACGATATCGGCGTTGTCACCGAACAACTTCATCGAGTTGGCAACTGCCACCAGTCGGTCATCTGCTTGTTTCGCGTATTCAGCACCTTTCACCAGGTACGCACCGACACCACCTAGCGCAGCGGCTGCGATACCGCCGTACCTAGCCATGTTGCCTATGCCTTTACCTACGGCTGAGTCGAGCGTGCGCAACGCGTAGGTGCTTTTCGCACCTGCACCTTCCAGTTTCTTGAACTCGGTCAGCGCTTTGCGTATGCCTTTAGCGTCAAACTCGCTAACTACGTTGACGCCTAATGCCACAGTGCTAAGCCCTTCCGCGTGCGTTGATCGCCGCTTGTACCATCTTATCAGTCAACTCGATAGATCGCGATACGACACTCTCCACCATCGGCATGCGCTTCTCAACACCTTTATAGAGAACACGCGAACGAGCAACACCGATACGGCTCTGTCCCTTCGTTGGCGAGTAGCGATCCAAGTTCTTCACGAAGATGTTGTCTGTTTTACTGCCTGCTGAATCCAACACCGCACCACCAGGTGACATCTGGTTGATACGCAGAATGCTACGCTCACCGTTGCGCACTCGACCGATACCGACCTTCGGCTGCACCATGCCACGAGCGTTAGACGGCTCGTACGCAGGAAACGGTTTCCCTTTTTTGCGTCGGAATGACGGAGTGCCCACCCAGCGTGTTAGTGGTCGCTCTGGAAAATCGCCACCAACAGCCTCAGCGAGCGGCTGCGCGCTTGTACTCATCTGCGTACGCACTTCTTTGTATAGTTCCTTCTCGTATTGACGCATGTAGCGCATCGCTTCTGCGACACCGTAGACACGTACACGCGTTGTCATAGCGACGTCGTCCGTTTGACGCGTCTATTCGCGTTGCGTTGCTGTTCGTTACGCCAGTGCATGTAATCCAGCATAGTATTCAACATCTCAGGCGGCTCAGCCATTAGTACACTTGGCGCGATCCCTGTCTCGCAGGCGAGCGACGCAACAACCCAGTGCGCGCTCTTCAGTCCAAAGGGACGTCAGCAGACTCATCTTTCAACGTGACCTCGTCAACAGACTGGATCCACTCGGGATCGAACGCAACCTGTGTGCGTCCGATACGCTTAGACACTTGCCATGCGAGCCAAGCGATGTCGGTCAACCGCATCTCACTTTCGAACTTCGCAACTGAACGATTCCACGTACGCTCGAAAGCAACGAAGTCGCCGAAACGTGCGATCACTTCGTACTGTTCACCGTCGATCGGTTTGACGATCATCGCAAGTTTCATACTGTCACCTGTCCTTCAGTTGTAGCGTTGTTATTTAGATAACTGCCTTGGCGAGCGATCCACCAGTGAACGTTACACTCGTCATCGCCAACTCGCCAACAGCGCCAGCCACAGGCTGATGAGAAGCGAGAAACGCACCAGTGATGGTATACATTGGATTCGTTGCAGAGGTAGTGCCGCCGTTCGGCTTGATGATCACCGTCGCGGTAGTGCCAACGAGCGGATAGAGCGTTGCTTCGACGTTCGCAGCAGCGAAATCTTGCATGAACTCGATCGAGCACGAGAGGTTTTGCAGACCACCAGTGAACTTGTGTCCAGTGTCGCCGAATGCGGTCACCTCGACGCTGTCAACTTCGTAGTTCAGTTCGACGCTGTTCGCCCTGTCGCTGAGCGTAGTGTTGTTGATGGTGATGTACGCGTTGGTGAGAACGAGTTGAGCCATGGTTTACTTTTCGCTTTCGTGAGTGGTCTTATCTAATGACTTGGCGCTACGCACCAACTCAAGGTGTCCAGCAGAAAGAAGCGCGTCGACATTCAGACCGTCTAGATCGCTAGACGTCACTGTGTCACCGAGTTTCTTGCCGCTGAAGCGGTCGCTGGTTACTTTGTAGGTTGCCATCATGTAAAGCCTACACTAGAAACGACGACGGACGCTTCAAGCATGTACCGTCAAGTCGACGCGAACCGTCAGAAACTCGGCATCAGCCTGGGTCTGCGGTACGATAGCGAACGACGTCGGCACGACCAAAGTTTGACAGACGCCGCCGAGAGTGAGGTCGCCTTCGAGCACAGCACGAATCGACTTCGTGCCGCTGTAACTTACGTAGTCGTCGAGAGCGTCAAATGCTCTACTGTCAGTGTACCTACCTACGATGACGTAGATCGACCAGTACATCTCGACGTTGCCACCAGCGAATGCACGGTGAAACGACACCGAGTTCAGCACTGGATACGCCACAGGTGGATTCACCTGTTCAGGTTGATACGAGTAAGTGCGCAGACCGCTGATCGTCGCCAGACGAGTCTTCAGCGCAGTTGCTACTTGCGACACCGTCGCTGGCATCAGGCGATCCCGTACTGCACGTAAGGCGAAAGCATATCGCGCACGTCGGGATCGATCGCACGCACCTGGATCGCCATATCTGCGAAACCGACGACACCGAGCGCTGCGTTGTAACGTGCAAAACCGCGCATCGCCAACAGGATACACGCCTGGTTCACATCGTCAGGGATCGCGCCCCAACCCCACACGCCGTTCAACTCAACCGCAGGAATCTCAGGTTGGATAACGATAGGGAATGTCTTACCGCCGATAGCGGTGATGCGGTTATATGGGCGTGACTGCAGCGCTGTGTTCAACGGCTGCAGTTG